GTAGTAGCATAGCTAGAATTAAAACCACCAGCTTGAGTTGTTGTTTCATTTATAGTAGCTCCATATCTAGTTAAATCAACAACTGCTATAGCATCTCCTCTATTTTGAACATTGGTAACAAGTATACCTAATGGACTAGCATGATATTCATTTATTAATCCTGGAGCTGTTATTACTTTATAAGAATATTCTTCTTTATTGGCTAATAATCCTAGAGCTTTTGTGTAATCAGCTGCTGCTAGACCTTGAGTGTTGTTGTCAATGTTTTCGTAAAACTCGTTTGAAGCTGCTGATAAAATATTACCTGTAGCATCTTTAAATGAACCACTACCTAAAAGCGGGATAGAAGCAGTGTAAGCTGATTTAGCATTGCCACTATTATCAAAATAATTAGGAGTAGGATACCCTACAGAAGATACATAAACATACTTACTATTATTTGGGTATGTTCCTACAGATTGAACATAAACATTACCATCACTATCAGTTATTACTTGTTGGTAAGTATCTCCAACTACTCTAGATATGTAATTATCCTGCTCAGGATCTAAAGATACATTAGCAAACGTTTCAAGTATTACTTTTTCATTTGTGATATCATCTCCTCTTCTAACTAACAAGGTAAATGTTCCTGATCCGGTATCAGCTTGTGAAATTTCCCATCTGAGGTTATCAGAAGTTCCATTAACTAAAGATCCATCTGATGCTTCAGAACCACTACTATTCATAATAGTACCTTCCGAGATAGTTTTGAGAACAAATGCTGCTCCACCTACACTATTGACACCCCCTGCTAAAGTAACTTGAGTAGCAGGCGTATCAGCTAAAAGATCAAACAATCCTCCAGTAGCTACTGTTATAACATTACCTGCAACTCCATTAAACGAAGCTGAGATGCGTAAAGTGTTAGAGTTAAATGAGGCACTAAAATAAGCCGAACTGTTGGCATTAATTTCATTTACTAAACCACTAAGGTTAGTTCCTGCATCTAAGTACGCAAATATATTGCTATTAGGAATGTCAACAGAAGATGCAGATATGAAATAATAATTTAAATTATTGTATCTAATTCTAACCCCAACCCCATTTCCTCCAGTATTAAATGTAAATGAACCAGTAGCAGGTTTACCAACAATTGAAGATATATTATTTTGAACATCTGTACTTAAAGCAGAAGTCCAATCTGCAGAATTACTTACTACTCTAGTAACTAATAAAGAAGTGCCTCCGTTTTGGAAATAATTATAAGCCGAAATAGAAGTTAGGTAAGAATAGGTTTGGTTGCCACTAACAAAAGTAGTTCCAAACTTATTTACATATTGGCTATATGAAGTTACTACAGTAGGAATTTCAACAGGTCCCTTTACTGTAGGGCCTACAATAGCGGCACCTACTTGTACCGGTTGTTGGGTTACGAATGACTGGTCGTTTTCTCTTGTAAATGCACCAGGTGATACTATTTGTTCTGCCATGTTATTTAAATGTTGTTATATTAGGTTTTTGTGAATAATCCTGAATCTATGTCAATAGTTCCGTTTCCGTATTTTTCTGTCAAAACCTTTCCTAAATTAGCTTCATCCTCCTGCAGTTGAGCCAAGGATTCAACCAATTTATCTTTTTGAGCTTCTAACACCTGTAATTGATATTCTACTTGACCAAATCTAGAGATTAGGTTTTGTTGAATAGTTTGCAACTGCTTGATGTTATCAAGCTCTTCTTGGGATAACTGAATTTGTTCGCTCATAATATAAATATTTTGTGTTTTCTATAAATATCAGAGCTTTTTTCAAAAATTACTAGTATCGGTATTTTGGGGATTATTAGTGTCAATGTATTTTTGAGGGCGATTGTTATTTACAACATTATTTAAATTAACAATGGTTTCTGCATCTACTACAAATTGACCTGTACTAAACACTTTTTTATCTACATTTAAATCTTTTTGTGGAATATCAGGTATAATGTATCCATTCATACTAACATCAAATGTGGCTTTAGCTACTCTATCTTCTCCGGTTGTTAATTCTGTAATAGTAGTTATAGAATCTATAGTTGTTCTGAATTTAAATCTTTCAGGATTACCCCAATATGAGTCTGAAGCATATGTAACAGATTCAACTATTTTATTTAGTTGCTCCATATAGTAAGTCATTATAACACAACTATAACTAATTGTTACATAGTTAGGAACTACAATAGCATAATATTCGTTAATAGGAACTCTATTATTTAAAATATTAAATTTATCATAAGCATTTTGCTTATTATATTTTTTTTGGAAATAAGCTATGTTAGATGGGTTGTTGGCGTCTAATTTATTATATTGGCCCTTAATGGGGGTTATAGAATTTCTTTTAAAAGTAATTAGAGGAGCCATAATTTTGCCCTCTTTGTCTCTATAATACCCATCACGCTGGATGGATTTCCATCTTTCCGGAGAGCCATATATAATAGGAACTGCTACTCTTTGCCCGTTTTGTATTACAAAAGGTTTAATAACATTTTGAAAGTAATACATTAAAGACTCATCTATATCCTTAAACTCTATAGAAAAAGGTTTAGTAGTATCGTCTCTAAAGGAATTTTTTACTCCTCTATTTAAGTCTTGAGGGGAGCCAGTAGATATCTCGTATTGAGATTTGGGGGTTGGGGTTCTTCCTTTAGTGGCCATTAGAGTCTTGATAATTCAATACCCAACTTATCAGCAGGAGTATAGAAGGTTGAACACATTATTGAATAATTAGAACCAAATTGACTTAATCCCGGATTTAATGGGTTAGATTCGTTAGGATAATCGGGGTCTTTACCTAAAATATACTGGTTGGCGTTAGTAGAATCCACTTCATAATATCCGTTATTATACAATATAACGTCTCCTACTTCGGGAACTAAATTAGCGTCTATAAGATCTTCTCTCAAGAATCTAAATACAATACTTCTGGCGTATTCAACTCCAAAATCATTAGTTGTAAATTGTTGGTCCTGTCTATCAATTAAACAATTAAATAGAGTTGGACCATCAAAAAATTTACCACCCGAAGCTTCACCATATAGATTAACTATAGTTTGTTCTAATCTATATTTGTAAAATGAGCATTGTTGAGTAATAATATCTCCCATCAACTCTCTAGTGATAGTTGTAAATAAATTAATATCCCTTTGTCGTCCAAAAAGTGCCATTAGCCTACATAAATAGTGAAGGGAACATTATTTAACTCCTTTTGTAAATTCTCAGATTCTTGAGCGCGTTTTTCTAACAATTTACTTCTCGAAGTTTCATCTAAGTATAGTCTTAATCTCTCAATTAAAGCATTTTTCTCAGCTGTAGCAGCTGAGATTAAGTCTCCGTGGTTCAAGGTTACTTCAGAATCCGGAATAGGAATAGTAGAATATTTACCTCTAACATATCCTAACATTTCTTTACATAATGCTAAAGTGTATTCAAATATCCATTGTCTACCAATGGAATTTATGTAGGAATACGTTGGATTAGCGTATGGAGTATTGGACACATTGGTTACCTTACCCTGCCCCATACTGCCAGATACTACCGGATTATTGCGGTCAGATTTTAAAATATATTCAAAAAATAATTTTTGGTCTCTAAGGGGTATAGGGAATATTCTTAATTGATTATTAATGAGCTCAAAGCTATAATTAGATTTCCTTATTTGGTCATTAAATTCAATAGCTTGAATTTTTTGTAAATCATAGTTAATAGGCATTAACAAAAAGTTAATACCTGGTGAATATGAACCAAACCCAAATGCTTGAAGTAATCCCTGAACATCTGTACCTGTACCCGCATAAGGATCAAAATATCTTACAATAGGGGGGATTGATTCAAAAAATACCCTTTTAACCTCAAGGTTACCAACTTCTATACTTTGGCTAGTTGCCCATTCGTTTAAGTTATATTTTTGAACTCCTTGTTGTAGCTCTAAGCTACCAGTTCTCCAAGTTACATTTCCACCAACTCCGGCTTCAACTCCGTATTGATCCGAAATTCTAATTATAGTGCCTAGGTTAGGTTGAATTACTGAATTATTTAGATTTGAACTTGTTGGGGCTCCTTCTAAAGAGAGATAGTTTTGGGCTACTTGATAGGCATAAACTTCATTACCATATGTAGTTACTGCTTCCTCAAAAGCAGTATAAAAGTTTATATCTTGAAGTTCAACATCAACTAGAGGATATCCTAATCTATAAGCTACAAATGTAGCTACTCTATCAGCATCCACTTGGAATTGGAAATCATTATCATAAAATCCAAAAGGAGTATCACCTGGGAAAAATGATGATGAGCCGGGCCAAATAGAAGTGTTTGCCATAGGAGTGTTTTGGTATAAATATTAAAAAAACAAAGTTAAGTTTTAGTTAATTGAATCGAGGAAATTCTAGCTTTATTAGGATTAAAATATGGCCAGTGAAGAACTAAAGGAGAAGCTCCGTTTAATGATAAAGGAACATTATAAAATGGCACATCATTGATTAATCCAAACCCCCCATATGATCTGTAACGTTGATTTGAAGGAGTAGGAGCACTTCCTGAGTAGTCATATCTAGAAAGAGAATCTTCATCAAACACTAACATTTGAGGAGTTTTTATAGCACTGGCACTTAAAAATTGTTTAAATTGTTTAGCAGTAGCACCAGGATTCATTTGGAAATAAAGACAAGCCACCCCAGCTACTTGGGGAGCGGCCATAGAGGTTCCAGAATTCCATCTAAAATTTTCATTTACACTTAAAGGAGGATTAGTAGGGGGATAATTATTAGGATTATATAAAGGATCATATATTTTAAAGTTTTTAAGTGTATTTTGCGTCGTTCCAAAACGAGACCAAGCAGCTATTATATAACTACCAGCAGCAAAAATATCAACAGCAGGACCTACAGTTGTAAATTCACTGGGGCATATTGAAGCTGAAACTCTAAGATTATCCCATCCTATAAATAAAGATCCTGATCCTATAGCTTGTCTATCATTATAATCAGCGGGGGCATCTACAAACCAAGAAGGATCTAAAGTCCAATATCTATTACTAGGAGGATAAGGAAGATTATATATATTACTATACCAACCCATAATATTATACGTGTAAGAAGAACTTACTAAATTTCCTCTCCAAACTGGCCAGGGGGCTATGGATCCTACTATAATAGTATCTTCTGAGTGAAAATCAGATCTATTAGTATATACGGGAGACCCAGAGGGAGCAACAAGAGTACTACCTGCATAAAGATTAGCATCTCGAATAACGTATGAATCCCATAAATCAGTATTATTTTTGGTTATAATTGAACTATTATTCCCAGCAGCCTTAACAAAAATTACTCCAGCATCAGTTAATTGTTCTATAAGAGTGTTATAAAGAGCACTATAATAAGGAATTTGACATTTAAATTTACCACTTCCACTTATTTGGATACGTATATTATAATTTAAACCAGGTATATTTTTATTACCTGTTAAGTTTTGACTAATTCCTTTATAATAAATTTGGGTAATATTAGTAACACTTGTACCAGAAACAAAATTACTACTAAAGTTTAATAAATTGGCTGCCCCCCCTGAACTGAAGTTAACAATAGTAGGTCTTTTAAACCCGGTTTCAGGATTTATAGATTTAGATAAATGGAATTCTTTAATTGCTATACAAGCTTCCTCAATAGTACCATTACCTGACCCATATATTCTAAAGCTATATATATCTGCATTTTTAGCCCACCCATTATATTTACCAGCTGCTATT